TTGCGATACGGAGGCAAGCGAGGAAGGCTATTGCTAACCGACCTCGCTCACCCCTTACTCTTAGGTGTTCTGTACAGCGCTCAGAACAAAGCTGACCCTGGGCTGGCTGTTGACAATGTCCCCGAGGAACATGGTTTGGCCAGCGCCGTCAACGGAATCAGGCAGTTCCTTGAAGCCGGTGAAGCCGAACTGGAAGAGAGGGTCCTCGACCACGTAAGCCTTCAGGAACTCGTCGCGGACGCCGAATACATAGCCGGGGCTAATATACTGGTCGACCATGACGCGCTTGTTGCCGTAGAACTTCAGGGACGTCGGGCCAAAGCTTGTGGTCCCTGGATCGTCATCCATGATGCGCTGCGCCGGGAACATACGCATCCATAGCGTGTCCCAGATGTTCTGCGTGGTGAAGACCAAGTTCGGCTGGATGTTGCCGAAGCTGCCGTTACCGATGGACTGCTGCAGGAGCTGAACCGAGATAGGAGCGTTCACAACCTGAGCATAGCCGTTGATGCCAGCGTTCGGACCGGTGCCGATACCTGCACGAGCCAGGCCGCCATATTGCGGATAGGTCGTACCGTCATCGTTGGCAGCCAGGAGACCGTCGAGAGCGTTCACACCCGAGACAACACCCTGACCGTCACGGAAGGTGTCCTGAGCGAGATACTGCATCATAGACTGATACAGGTTCGTCATCTGGACCTGAACGTAGGAGAGCGCTGCTGCCTCGCCTTGGTTCAGTGCGATCCGCTTACGGCTGAGAGTGACCGAGGTGTAGTACTCCTTCGGCTGGAAGACCATCGCGGTGTCGGTCTCAGCTGCCGAGATGTCAAACGTGCCACCGTCAACAGTGGGACCACCCTTGAGAGGTGCGTATTGCAGAGGTACCTGAATGTTCGTGCCGCTGAACACTTCGAAATTGCCTGGACGAAACAGGAACGGGAAAATGGTGGACACCTTGAAATACACGTCCTGAATCGTCGGCAGGATGTGTTGATACGTGATCGAGGTGAGGTTGTCGTAGAGCTGCTGGTTTCCCTGAAAGGGCATATTCGGTCCTCCGAGTTTTGCCAGCGGCTTGAGGCGGCTGGTTCTAAATTTTGAAGCTACAACTTTGCTGCCTTACTGCTACTACGACTGCGTGGAGCTAACTACTTTCAGCCGACTCAAGCCTTAGCGATGTTGCTGCTACTTAGGCTCTCATCAGTTTTCTGAAATCTGCGACCATGGCGTCCTTTTGGTCGCCGGTCATTGAACCTGGTTGGTCAGTAATGCCGGTTACCTTGGCATTGGCCTGAACCATGCGAGCCAAAGGCGTATCGAGAGTAGAGAGTGTGCCGGGAACGTTAGCCGTAGCCCGAGCTGCAACACCTTCTTCGATACCGTCCTTGACGCGCTTTGTGATGCGGTCTTCGCTGACGAAAGCATCGTGCGCCTTGGTCATCGAAGGAAACTTGCCTGCGTTCTCGGGAGCGTTTAGAAACTCCTCGAACTTGGTTGTGTCGAGCTCTGTGCCGAACTCGCGATCGTGGCTGCGGTGAATGCGGATCAGCTCGTCGCTGCCCTTGATGGTTTTGCCCAATAGGCCAGCCTCGAATTCAGCAGCTTTGCTATTGAAGAACTTCTCAGCCGCTTTCTCCATGATGGCCTGAGCGTCAGCAGACTTGATGCGCTCATCGATTTTGGGAATGTACTCGTCGGACAGGCGCTTATCGATCTTGTTCATCAGGAGATCGAGCTGAAGCTGGATCTCGCCTGCAGAGAGACCACCGCCGGTGCCTGTGCCTGTGCCTGTGGTTCGCTCACCGAGCTTAGGCAGCTGGGACTCGTCGCCGCGCACAAACGCATCGTATAGCGTGGCCTGAGCTTCAGCTTGCTGCCGTGCATCCGGGTTGCGCTCTACGAGTTGCTCGAACACTGCTTTATCCTCAGGTGTCGTGAACCGGTTCATCAGATCTTGTAGTGCTGCTGGTATAGCCATTGTGTTTCTCCCTTAGTGCCGGTGCGGGTTAGTGGTGCGTTAGACTGCCTCGTTTGAGTACCTATGCTGCTGCTGTTCCGCCGCCTGCGCCGCCCAAGCCTGTTCCCAGATCCGGTGGAGCGCCTACGGTTTGATCCGCGGTTGGTGTCGTGCCTGGAACCATGGAACTGTCAAAATCTACGCCCATAACCTGCTTGAAGCCTTCCTTGAGAGCGTCCGCTGCGGCTTGGGTGTATTTCGTAATGTCCTGACCTTTAGGCTTCATGCTGCCGATTGAACCCAACAGGGCAATCAGCTTGGTTATGGTATCGACGTAGTTCTGCGTGTCCTTGTCGTTACCGCCGGCTCCGGCCGTTGCAGCTTGATCCGCCGGCGAAGTGCCCGGTCCACTCGACTGCTGCGCCATCATCTGACCCTGTTGGGAGTAGATACTTGGCGGTGCGCCGTTCTGTGGTGTTGCCGTCGGTTGAGCCATTGGTCAGTAGCCTTTCAAGTAAGTCAGGTTGCAGTTGAAGTTTGCTAAGGCTGAGGCTGAAGTCTTGCTGTCAGCCCCTACCTGCAAACTTAGTGGCTCTTTGGCTGATTCTTCCGGTTGTCATCGATCGAATCCTGGAAGCAGATGTCGCGCTTCGGAACGAGCGGTGTCGCCGTGGTCGTCGATCCAGCCAGTTCGCCGAAGTTCACAAACGTGCCCTTGACCATGGACGGCTCGGGAACTTCCTCGCCATAGCTTGGCTTCAGCTCGGGATCGTCTGGGATCTCGTGGCCGGCATTGATGGAGTGGTGAGAGTGGCGTGCCATCGGGTAGTCTCCTTAGTTTGGTTTTGGGTCCCTGGTCGAGTTATCGATCAAGAACCCGATTGTTTGACGGTTGAGGCCAGATCCGAAGTTCGGATGCCTAAGGCTTAGCGCTTCTTGCGCTCCGAGGTCTTACGCTCGTGACGCTTCTCTTCACGCTTTACCTTGTGCTTCTTCTCTTCGCGCTTGTGCTCCTCACGCTTCTCTTCTTTAGCTTCATGTTCCTTGCGCATCGGGTTTTTCTCCTAGAGGGTACGAACTAGCGATGGCCAAAACCACTGCTGTCATGGCTATAGCAACAGGCAGGGGAGGGTTGAGGCAATGGTTTTTAGGGTTTTTCTGAGGGAGCTACATGAAGGCGTGTAATTTAGTAGAGGAAGTCTGCTTCAAGACACAAAAAAGAGGGCCTACACTCAATAGGCCCATCGCAGAATAAACATTGGCTTCCCACAACACAGGTAGAGTAGCACACGAGCGAGCGCGTGCATGCAAGATATGTTATTTGCGATTTACTGAGCGGACTCCGGCTGTGCGCTGCTTGGGAATGCTTGGACCGCCAGCTTTGCGCGGTTTGGTGCCGCGGGTGGGCAGCTTTTTGGCGGGTGCGGTCACGCGCGGCGCGGTGGTGGCTGAAGTTGAGCTGTTGCGTGTTGAAGTTACACGATTGGGCAGCTTTTTGATGTTGGGCGTGGCGGCAGCCCATTCTTTGGGCATGGACTTGGGCAGGTCACCGCGAGCGGCGGCGGCGAACATGAAACGTTGCTGGGCTTTTGACTTGAATGGCATGGTACGCCTCCGTTAGTGCGGTCCTTGTGGTCCTTGTTTCGCCTGCGCCGCAGCGGCATTCGCCACCATAGCCAGCTTCAGCTTGTCCAGCGCCTCTTCCTTGAGCTCTCGCTCGTTCTGGTCCATGTCCACGTTCGCATCAAGCACGCGGAACAGGTTCTTACGGCTGAGGTCGCCAGTGCGGCGAAGCACAGCTGCCATCTGGACCCTGGTTTCCTTGTCAAAGGTCAACGCAGAGCCGGGCCGGATCGAGAATTGGAATTTTCGTACTACTTCTTCAGGCCGAGTGCCGGAGTGCGTGTTCAGCATGGAGCCGTATAGAGGCTGGAAATCGCTCGGCATGATGCCGTCCTCGCCAAGGATGGCAACGCGGTGGCCCACAGTGTAGAACTGCAGCATGTTCGACATGACGAGCTGGCCGGCTTTGGTCATGAAACGCTCTAAGGCTCGGCCCATGACCCGGACCAGGGCCGAGCGCGAGTTGTTGATGAGTTCCAGCGAATCATGCGACGGAATTTGGTCCTTGGCAGCAGCATCGTTGATCGCAGAGCTGCCGGTAGACTTGTCCATTTCGTCCTGAATCATCTGGGCGAAGGGCATGGCCAGGCTCGGAATCTCAGGTTGCGGTCGGAACGTAGGTGCCGAGCCAGAATTCTGGTTGAATTCGAGCTTGCCTCCAGAGATCGTGGTCGAGATATTGTCCAGATCGCCGCGGGAGACGGAGTTGCGCGGCGCGATGATCGTTGGCGTCAGGCCAGCCTTGATGGTTTCGAGGAGGCCAGACATGATCCGGTTCAGGACATCCTGCGGACCGATCTGGTTGCCCATAACCGACATGCCTTCAGCGGCCCACGGT